TAACAACACCAACGACAACCGTGAAGATTGCAACAAAAGGCCGAAGGGCAGAACCAACCACAAGTCCAATTGCGGCAAGCAAATCGTTAAGGGGTCCTGCGAGCATAGACAACGGAGTCAAGAATTCTAACAAGGCGTTGCCGATTAGTTGTGTAATTCCGCTTAGAATGCCGCCAATCAAATCCATTACCGGCTTTAGACTATCAACTAAATCAAGGAGCACGCCAACAATGGCACCAATAGCCATACCGAGCGGCCCGCCAGGGGCACCCACAGTAGCCAACATGGGGGCCAAGGTAGTTCCGGACAAAGCCGACCCAAGCATATCCATAACCCCACCAGCAAGGTCACCCCCCGTAGCGATGGTGGCGAGGGGTTTTGCTAGACCTTGTCCGGTCATGATTTGTTCAACAGACGACCCCATGACTTGACCGAAGCGCAACAACCAATCATCAAAGATTTCTTTTAGCCCCTTCTCGTGCCTCTTCGCGTTATCCTTTAGATAGTCGTTAAATTGTTCAGCGTTCCTACCGAACTGCACAACACCACTATTGAACGGGGCTGCAAACTTAGGGCCGCTCTCTACAAGACTGGCCATTTTATTGTATTGGTCACTCGCGTACTCAGCCGCCTTTAGCCCGGTTTCTCGTTCTTTCGCAGCGGCTTCTTCCTCGTCCTCTATCTCTGTTACTCTGTCACCAGCTTCATTCCGCTCGGTTTTGCGAAGAAAAGAATCAATGGCCGCGCCCCGACCTCCTCCGCTTTTCGAGGGCATCTCAACAGGCTTTATTGGGCGAGAAGAAAACAATTTTGCAAGATCAAGATAATCTTCTAACGCTTTGTTGTATTTCAATAGGTCTGAGATAGCGTTATCTAGGGCCTCTGACCCTGTAGTCTTCATCGTATCGAAACGACGAATTAATGTCGGAAGTGACTCACTGGTCATCTTCTCGATTTCTTTTTGCGCTAAGGTAAGACCTAATAGATTATTCGTCTTTTCGGCCTGAATATCCATACGAGTAACGTAGTTATTCAAGTCGATTTGTTTCCCCGCAGCTTCGCTAACCTTTGTGAAAAAACTGGTACCTCCCAGTCCTTGCGGGTCTACCTTAGCAAAAGCGCTGCTCAAGCCTTGGATGATACGTAGGCCGATAGAACGCCCTACATCTGCCCATTGACCACGTTCAATAGCAGTAATCAGTTCTTGCACAAAAGATGTAAGGCTGGGCATAAGGTCCGCAAACGCTTTTGCCAAGGACACCTTTATAGTATTTGCTAGGTTATCCACGCTTGCGTCAAATCGAGCGAACGATTCGGCTGTGCGGTCAGTTGTCTTTGCGTATTCGTCCAGAGTGCCTTGAGATTTGCGAGCAACCTCCGCGACGAAGGCGAGTTGCTTTTCTTGGTCTGTTAGTTGTTCGACCGTCTTGCCGATACTTTTTGCATAGGACTCATTGGCTTGACCAACTGAGACAATGATACCCAAGTTATCAAGCAACAACCTAGATGAACGCGCAGTACCGACAATGATCGAATTGAACATGTAGTCGAAGGATTGCCCTGTCTTTAGAGCGCTCGCCTCGGCTACCATTACCAACTTTTTAAAGGTCTTTTCGTCGATGCCCATCGAGTCGGCCAAGTTGGCCTTCTTCATGAGTTCGGCATCCGATACCATGCCGTTCGTTGCCTTACGATATTCAGCGATGGACTTACCGGCGTTCTTGAAGAACTGCTCGGCAGCCATGATCTTGGCCCCTTCCGAAGCCGCTGAGTAGGCTTTTTTGATGCCCGCTTCGAGTGTGTTGAAGATGGTTCCGGCTACTTTGATGTCTCGCGAAAGGCGAGTCATCGTTACGCGAAACCCATCAGTTTCTTTTGATGCGTCCGTCATGTGGCGTGTAACTACACGCACACGAGACCCAATCTCTTCTCCTGCTTTATTGAACCGCTTCAAGACCTGAATGGAGCCGTTCATGGCCCCGTCGAACTTTTTGGTGTCGGCTACGAGTTGAGTGATAATCTGGTCAGTATTCGTAGCCACAAAATCACCTCATAGATCGACGGTCGCGGCGCGACATGGCGTCCGATTCCTTTTTGTTCTTAATCTTCAGCCATTCGAGCCAAAGAAAAAACTCTTCCACAGACATGGATCGTACCACGTCTAGGGTGACGCCGATGTGTTCAGCGACAAGGAGTTGACTTTGTAACTCCTTGTCGCCTTTCAGTTTTTTGCGGCGTTCTTCGCCTCACCCATCAGAGCCGTTAGGGCGGTCACGATGGGGTCGATGAAGCTGCCCTGAGCAGGCAGTTCCAAGAGAACAGCTTCGTCGGCAACGTCGAAGATGGGCGCGCCGCTGGCGGGGTCGTGGGCGCATTGGATGACGATTTGCGCCATCATTTTAGCCTGGGCTCCCGCGTCAGCTTCGCTTGCCTTGGCAAACAACGATGCCTGTGCGAGCGTAGGGCTGCGGACTTCGACGGCGATCCGTTCCTCACCGTCGAGGATCTCAACGATGGAGCGCCGAATGGCTTTAGCAGACTGATCGAGTAGACGTTGACGAAGGGCTTTGGTGTTTGACATGTCGCAAGGTTATCACAGATTTCGCTCTGAATACCCTGCGATGCGCCCCGTGCGGTCGTCTCGTGACGCCGACAGTACCCACTCAACGGACGCTTCCACAAGACCGTCCACCGACCCCGAACGTTCGATTGAGGTGACTTTACCAACTCCACGGAACAGAGGGCTGTATCCGCTGTTGACCTCAACAAACACGTCATCGCCTCGGAACTGCAACGTCGCCAACCGAGCCATGTCAGCCGGGTTCAGCAACATATCCAGGCTGAGCGTGGCGTCCGACAGACCGTCGATACGGCGCCGGAAGGGGCTAGTTGACGTGTAAACCGTCACATCCAGCATATCCGTGGTTTCTGACAACGTATGCCCAACGACTTCGCTGATGAACTCGGAGGCTGTAGTCAGAGGGACAAACGTGCCAGTAATGGTCGGGATGGCCGCCAGCGGCGATGTAACCGTAAACTCGCCGAACAAAAAGTCGAACGAGGTGATGTTCGAATAGGCTAGCGTGGCCCCCGACACGGTAATGTGCCAGGGAAAAGAAGGGTCGATGCAGCGCCTCGCGGCCGCCGTTACGCGAAACTGCGTCGAAGCCAACGCAGTCGTGGCCTCGGCAGTCATGGTGGTTGGAATACCACCACGTCGAATAGCACATTGGAACCCTGCGCGAGCCATAGAACCTCCTCGTCAGATGCCAGCGTCAGATGCCGGAACCGATGACGATCGGGTCGAAGGCGCCCTCGTGCTGAAGACTGACCGAAATCTCAACCTTACCGTCGACCGATGCCGACCGCTCCAACGACTCGACCAGCATTGACGCAGCCAAGCCGTGAGTCGCGCCCGAGATAACCACAGTCTGGCGCAGGATAATCGGCAAACCATTCGTGTAACAGTGCCGAAGATGGGCCAGCGCGGTATCGCCGATTTCAAGGTCGCCGTCGATGCTCGCCGATAGATCCCGCAGACCCATGATGCGGCGGCGCAGATTGCTGTCACGGAAGTCGGTGATGTCCAAGGCATCTCGCCCATCCGAGAGGCTGATCGAAATCGCGCCATCCATTTCCGCGTAAGTTGCGCTCGCGCCGGTCGCAAGGGAAACCGTCATGTCAAAACCAGCAATCGCCAAGGTACACCTCTAGGGTAGGAGGAACGCTTCTATGGTATCACGTCCCGGTGTAGTGCTCCAAACGAACATTCACAGTGAACTCAGGGCATTCTTGGTCGTCCTCGCCAATAAACAACGGACCGGATTGGAGCGGTTCGATTCTCACATAGGCTCTAGACCCTGTTGAAATCGACCCCGTCGACACTCGATTTAAGGCGGCCCAAACGGCGTCCGCTCGCTCCTTAATGCGGAGATAGGACCCGATCGGACCTCGCATGCGAACTTGTACGTCGACTTTATGGTAGGTCTGCCCACGAGTGTCTAAAAAGCCGTTGGGCTGCGGACCTCCGTACTCCTGAACCACAACGGCTTCGATGGGAAAAGGAGCCTTACCGGGGCGCATGGGACCGACAAACGTGAACGACGAGGAACAACCCGACCGGCTAAACGCTGGTCCGGTCAAGTAGTTTCGGACGTCGAGTTCAACGCTCATCGGCCTTTGATGCTACCTTTCATGGCGGGCAACTTACCGGTACGAATGAAATAATTGATTGCTGCGGCAACGATTTGGCGGCTTTCTTTGAGCCTGTCTCGTACAGCCGTTTCGAGAAATTTGGCCTGTCCTTGCGAGGCCCGACCGGGATTCGAAGTCTTGCTTTGCAAACCTGGGTGATTATAGGACAGGTCTTCGTGCTGGCGGGCGATGTACGGGATACCAGCATAGCCGATTTCAACTAGAACAGACTGTGCTGTGAATTTTGGAAATTCTACAAAGGCTGCCTTTTCCAAATCGCCATGTTCGTAGGGGGCTCGCGTCTTGGAGAGGGTCATGATTTGCTGAGCAGCGTTGAACTCACCGACAGCCGCAGCATCGAGAAATTGCTTAGGGTAGCGCCGAAACCGGCTGATAACCTCATCGGCTCCTTTGATGGTAAAGAACTTACTCATAGCATGATCTCGATGTGCGATAGAGTCGCATTCTCATCGTAACAGTATTGTACGTTCTTTGGTCGACGAGGCTGGTCTGGAATGCCCGGCAGATAAAACCAACTAGACCGAGCGGCCGCTTCGGTCAGCGGAAAAGTCTCATCCAGAATGAGCATATGACGAGTTCGCTCGTCGATCGAATCCGAACCGACTGGAACCTCGCGGTAGTAGGGCTCCACTCGCCCCCAGCAAGTCGCCAACGAGCCAACTTGGACTTGGCCGGAAAAGTCCAGTGAAGCCGCGCTCGCGTAGCCTACAACGTGGTTCAGTTGTGCTTTCAGCACGTAATCCACGAATCACCCCTCGCCGAAGTAATCGGACGGGCTGTCTTGCACATCAGGGAAGTCATCCTGACCAACGGCAGCGGGGGCTAGGATATTATCAGCGTCGTCCCGCAGGGCTTGATTTGCACTGTCGGAAATACCGCCTGCGTAGCCCGTAGCCAACACGGACCCTGCTCCCTCGCCACCTGGGGTAACGCCCGGTCCTGCCGAGCGCAGCCGCTTCGCCAAGTCTGCGTAGTGTTTATGCCTTGCTGCTGCCGAAATACGGAGTAGGGAGTTTTCCGTGTTGACCTGAAAGGCGTATTTAGCCGATAATAGATCGGCGCAATCTGCTGCGGCATAGTTGACAATTGGTTGTGCAGACAAGACGAAGTAGATTTCTTCATCTTGAAGTTGCGGACGAGAGCCGTCCGTATCACCAATGACCAGGCGCACCTTCATCAACGAGGCGACCGTCGCCGACGACGTCAGCAATTGGGGAATGTAAGTCCAAGTCATTGGCTAACCCCCAAGGTCGTTGCGGTTTCGAGGATTTGCCCTTCACTCGTGGTGATTCGGCAACCCACGACGTAGGTCGTACCGTTTTGTCCCCCTTGGACCAAATGGCGTACCACGGGGGACAGATCGACAATCGGAGAACCGAACAACATCGACGATGCCGACACGGGCGAGGCACCGGAAGTTACAATGGTCCACGTCGAAGTGGCAACACTTTCTCCGTGTTGAATAAGAGCGCCGAAATTGAAGCCATAACGGACAATTTCGGTGGGTGTTTTGGGAGAAAAGGCCATGCCTGATTATACCCCCTATAGAACGGTTTTACGACCAGAAACAGTTTCGATTCGCACCCCTGGTCCAGGGGTATGCAAAACGCTGCGGGGCGATAGAACAAGGACTTCTTCGCCTCGAAATCGAAATCGCGTAGGTGCGTCGAAAATAGCCGGTTGAAAACCTGCGGCTGAGATAAGCACATCATCCAAGGCAATTGCGCCTTGTACCAGCAGAGTTAAGGTCCCATTTCCTTGGACAGCCGCGTCGTCCAGAACGACAACGCCGTTGCCGAGATGCGTCTGGTTGCCGGTCCCTGTAAACGATGTATCGTCGAGTGTGACCCCCCCATCACCGAATACAACGGCGGCGACGTTTCCTGCTACGCTGACGTCATCCAGGGTAATAGTGCCACTAGCAACATGCGTCTGTGTACCCGCACCAGCAACAGCCGCCGCGTCCAGCGTAATGGCCCCACTGGCGTCGATGACCGGCGACCCGCTACCGGC